GGCCGGCGCCGCGGGGGTGGAGGGCGGCTGCGCCTGCTGACTGAACAGACGCCTCACCCAGTCGCCCTCGTCGTCGTTCGGGTCGCTGAGGTCGACGGTCGGCATTTTAGCGGCGTGAGGCTTCGACCGCGGCGTCGACTGGGCGATGGGCCACGCCGGTCACCACGCGGCCCTTCTTCTCGTCCTCGGTGCGCTCGTCGTGTTTGGCCTTCCAGGCCTCGACGCCCTCGCGCTGGATCTCTTCCGAGCGCTCGCGCTGTTCGTCGGCGATGGTCTTGACCGGCTCAGGCGGCTTCGGGTGCGGCTCGGAGGTTTTGGCGGCCTGCGGGTCTTCAGGTTTGGGGGCCGGCGGCGGAGTCGGTGGCTTCGGCGGTGGGGTCGGTTGCGGCTGGGTCGCCATGTCGGTCCTCCTGGTTGGGACTGACTGGCCTCTATATCACTTTTCCCGGGTCCAGTCGCGCCGCTTAGCGGCCGGGCTGATGCGCAGGAGCGCGGCGGCGGCGGCGAGCGCGCGCGCCTTGTCGGCGCTATTGAGGGCGTTGCGAATTTCCGCTTCGGCCCGATCGAGGGCCTGCTCTTCGGCCTCGAACGCCGCCTCGATCAGGCGCGGCTGAGCGCGGGTGAGCAGTCTCAGGTCGTGGGCTGGCACGCCGAGCGCCTTGGCTGCGGCGGTGATGTTGCCTTGCCTCGAGATCAGCTCCTTGGCCGCCTTGTTGAGGTCGAGGCTGCGGCAGCTCGCCGGGATGACGGCTTTAACGCGCATTCTCCAGCGCCTTGCGCCGCTCGACGATCAGCGCCCGTCGCAAGCTCGCCTCGAGCTGGTGGCGGCGCTCGATCGTGCGCCCTGGCCGCGGGTTCAGGCGCGCCGGGCCGCCATAGAGGCGCTCGCGCAGGCGCTCGATGCGGTCGCGATGCGTGCAGTGGCCGAAGCCGTCGCACCGCCAGCAGAGGATGCGATCGTTGATCAGCCTTAAGGTGCGCACGCGCCGGCCGCAGCATGGGGCGACGAAAAACGACCAGGAGCCGCCGTTGGGAAAAATGCGGTGGACGACGCCGACTGGGCGACCGAACAGCTCGATCGAGGTCGAGTCGGGCTTGATCGCGCCCGATGCGCGCAGGCGCGACACGCCAACAGTCGGATGATCTGGGCGACTGGCCATCGGCCAGGGTCAATAGCACGTTTCACGGGCGCGCGCGTCCCCGCCCGTTAGGAATGACGATCCCGTCGATTTCGCAGGCCAGATCCGGATCGTCGACCAATCTTCTGATTACCGCTGCCAGCTCGGCGTCCTGCCGTCGCCGGATGGCCGGCACGATCCGCAGAAGCTGGGCCAGAACCGTCCTGCGACGCAACCGGGTCATGCTCGCTCCGAAAGAGAATCTCTCTTGAGCCGCCGCCACAGCGGGGAAGAGAGGTCTGTCCAGTTTGAGGTGGCTTTATCGTTGAGTTGAGGGCGCATCGAACTTCCTTCGTCGAGCGCCTTCACCAGTTCACCGTCGCCGCCGTGATGTCGGGCGCGAGTTCCTCCGGCGGCACGCCCAAGGCGCTGGCGATCTTCATCAGGTTGTGCGGGTCGGGCCACGATTTCCCCATTTCATAAGTCGAGATCCGGTCGCGGTTCTTAGCGACCTTTCGTCCCGCTCTGGTTTCTATTTCGCCCCACACTTCTCGGGCGAGATCTGATTGCGACCAGCCTTTTTCGGTGCGAAAATGTTGCAGTCTGCTGGCGAAAGCTTCTAATTCCATTTGCATGACGCGGGTGCGTCCCGCCGCACCAGCGGGCGCGGGCGGTAGTCTTCTGGTTGGCGCTCTCACGATTGCGTTGCTCCTTGTGGCGGACCCATCGAGCGTTCTCTCCACACATTCCGTTTAAACGTTCGGGCGCTGGCGGGCGATGTTAGCCCCTCCAGCTTTGGGTGCTGGAAGCCTCGACCCATAGCCCACCGTTGCCGCAATGGCAACCACTTAGCGTTTGCCAACTTAGCATTTTCGGCCTATAATCCCGTCTATGCGATTGACAGAACAAGAGAAAGAAGGCTTGAGGCAACAGCTCGAGCTGCTGCTCGAGGCCAACGAGCCGGAAGCGGCGCTCGCGACCTTGCGCCGAATCGCCGAACGCAAGGCGCACAGCGTCACCCGCGGCTCGATCGGCGACCACGAGGCCAGGCGCTATCAGGCGCTCGCCGCGGCGCTCAAGGCCGTCGAAGAGGAGCTCGATCGCGCCCATGAGCACCAGCTCGCCCAACCCACGCAACACAATGGCCCAGTCGTCGAAGACCCAACCGCGGCCTGAGCCCGCCAAGCCAGCGCAGCGCGCCGGCGGGGACACGCGCGCCAGTCAGCAGGCCACGCCCATGAGCTGGGCCGGCTCAACCCGAATGACGCCCGAAGCCCGCGCCTATCGCGGCAAGGGACGGGCGTAAATTGCGCAAGGAACTGAACGAACCGGCTTGCCAGCAAGCCCAGGTTACCGAAGCCTCAAGGAAGCCCAAGGACAGGCCTCCAGCAAAAAATGGCTCAGGACACTAACCAACCCCCAAAAGCCAGCCACCAGCCAACCTCGCGCCAGCAACCATACTCCCAACAACACAGTTAGCATAAGCGCAGCGCTAGGCGCCCGAGCACCTCCACGCGCACGCCGCCAACAGCGATGTCGCTGCCCACCCTCGCGCGCCGCGCCTTAACCGAGCCCGGCTCGCGCCCACGCCAAAACAGCGAAAGATGGCGCCCGACCTTTTGAACGGCTAAGTGGCTGAAATCATTGAACAATCGTGAAATGAAAAACCAATGATATCAATAGCTTACGCGAACCGTAAGCGGCGCCGGCCTCCTGGAAGCGTAAGCGGCGCCGACCTGCCAGTAGGTGGAGAAGCTCAGCAATATCAAATGGTTGGCTAAGCGAGGCGCGGGGCTGAAAAGTGTGCTGGGGAGGTCCGCTCCAGGTCCGCAAAAACGCGCCTCGCCAAAAACTGCAGTAATATCATTGGCTTAGGTACTAAATCCGCTTATACCTACTAAGGAGAAGTCCCTGAGAACAGACCGGCGTCGCTTAACGCGAAAGCAAGCAATATCAATAGGTTGGGCGTGCCATATCAGTGCCATATCAGTGCCAGCGGCTGTGCCGATATAGTGCCGTAATGGTGCCAGGTGGGGGTGGCGGTTGAGCGGCGCGCCGCGTAGAAAAAACCCTAAGCATTCCCAATGACTTAGCCTCGCAATCGTCCTGGTCGGAATGCTTTTTACCCCCCCCCTACCCACTTGACATGGGGTGCCCCAAGGGGGGGCCCCAGCGACATTTTGCCGCCCCTACGTGTTTCACGTGAAACGGGCGTATTGTACATGCTAGATTGACAAATGAGACTGAAACTTTGAGACTGAAATAGGTTTTGAGACTGGCACGATGGCTGATTGGGTGGCGGCGTTGGTAGGTGTGGTTATTGTGGGGGCGCTTTTTTGGGTGCGGTCGGCTTTTGTGTCGCTCAACGCGGACATGCGGGCCATTTTGGCTGAGCAGGCTAAGTTGAGGGAGCGCGTGGAGGCGCTGGAAGAGGGCGATGGCTGATTTATTTGGGCCTCATTCAGGGAAGTATGGGCCTCGTTTGGGTCAGATCCAGGCGTTGGGTCGGCGAGGTGGATTGGCTTCACAGATTGTGGAGGAGCCGCCTGACGTCCGCCGTCAGGCAGGGCCCATACTGCGTCCCCAGGCGGCGGCTGAGCGGTTGCCTGCGGCGAACAGCAACCGGAAGGTTGGGCGTCCGAAGTTTAAGGGGGTTCGGCCGTGGGATGTTGAGGGGATCAGTCGGGCGGCGTGGTTTCGGCGGAAGAAGGGGGGCGTTGGTGGCTGAGTGGGTTGACCATTTGGAGGACCAGGTCAGGCAGCGTTTGTACGGGGATTTGTCTGCGGATCAGTGGGGCATGCCGATCGTCAACTGGCTGTCGTATCAGCCTGGGCCATTGCGGCGGTCGATTTTCATGCTTTTGCATGGTTACGAGGAGGAGAGGCGGAAGAGCCGGGCGCAAGGCGTGGCGAACCGGCGGCGGCGGAAGGGGGGCGTTGGGTGATCCTGACCGAGAGCGAGTGCGACCGGCTCAACCTTGCCGAGCTCAAGGAGGTCGAGGCGGCGTTGATTGAGGCCCATCAGGCCCTCACGCGGGCGATGGTCGGGCTCGGCGGGGCGGGCGAGCGGGAGCGGTTCGTGTTCAAGGTCGGCTTCGCCCGGGGGCGGCTTTTGCGCATTTCGGAGCGCATCACCCGCTGGGTGGCGGCATGATCGACTGGCTTGGCTATGCGCTTGGGGTGATTGCGGTGATTTTGATCCTGCTGCCGCCGAAGTACGACCGCGCGCTCTGGTGGAAAGGGCGACAGGACGGCTGGCTATGATGGAGAGCGAGTTCCGCGACTGGACGCGCGGGCAGCTGAGGAGCCTGGACGAGCGGCTGCGGCGGCTGGCGGAGCGTCCGCTTGAGCCGGCGCGGGAGGCGATTGACGCGAAGCTGGCAGGCACAATGGCTGAGATGGCCGAGGAATTGAGCGCCGCGGTGCGGGATCGGCGGGTGCGGGGGCTTGGGATTGTCTTGGTGACCGATGATGGGGGAACGAACATGGGATTTGCGGCGACCGAGGGCGGTCATTTCCGGCTGGCGGGCGCGGTGCAGCTTCTCGGCCTGACGATCGTCAATGAGCGGATAAAGCTGAAGGACGCGGCCAATGACAGTGAACCTGCCGGACATGCCGGCGCGCATCAAGCGTCTGTGGAAGGATGAGCTGGAGATCGACCCGCTATGACCTACGATCACTGGAAAACGACCAACCCCGCTGACCAATGGCTGGGGCCAGAACCGGAGGAGGACGACGGCATGAGCGACGAGCCCCTGATCCACGACCCCGGCGCCGCGACCAGCCGCGACTTCGCCAAGTCGCAATGGCAGGCCGCCCAGCGCGGCCACCTCACCATCTGGACCATCTACGACCGGCCGATAGACCACCCCGGCGGCTTCATCGCCCGCCGGTTCGAGGTCGGCCGCGGCAATACGGTGGCGACCCCCGAGATCCTGACCGGCAAGCTCGAGGACATCCGCCAGGCTTTCTGGAAGGCGGGCCTGACGAAGCGGTCGCGCCAGGACGGCGACGAGCCAAACATCGTGGAGAGCTGGGTGTGACCGACGAGGAGCGGCGGCGGCTGTTGGCGCGCTTGTTGGCCGCCTTCGACGAGCCGCCGCCATGACCGCCGAAATCGTTCCGATCGATCCCGGCCTCGACCAGGACGAGGTGCGGGCGCTGTTGTTCGCCGTCGACGGCAACGTCACCAAGGCGGCCAAAGAGCTCAAGGTCGACCCGCAGCGCCTACGCGCCTACGTCAACGCGGTTCCGGCCCTGAAGCGGGCGATGGCGGAGACGATGGAGCAGGGCGTTGACCGGGCGATCGAGATCCTGTTCGAAGGCCTGCACGACGAACATTCGTTCCAGAACCGCTATTACGCCGCCAAGGAGTTCTTGCGCAGCGAGGCCGGCCGTCGCCGCGGCTTCGGCCCGCGCGAGACGGCGGCGGCGGCGCTTGAGGTCCGGGCCGGCGGCGCAACCCCCGCCACCATCACCCTCAAATGGTTGGAGCCCCCGGCGGACTCCTAATACTATATGGTCGCGGGGGAGAGGAGGCCGACATGTACCTGATCGCCAACTTCAACCAGCAGATGACCCTGACCGTCAAGCAATGGGTGGGCAAGCAATACCCCACCATCTCCGCCGAACTGCAGGCGATCGCCACTGCGCTCACCACCGACACCACCAAGCATTCGCGCGCGGTCGAGAAGGCCCCGCCGGCGCTGGCCATCGGCGCCGCCCAGACCGCGTTCACCAACGGCGCTCTCCACATCGTCGACAAGGGCAAGGCCGGCAATCTCACCAACAGCGCGATGTCCAACGCCATCACCGCGCTCCTGGGCGCGGCGCTGCCGCCGGCCAACACCACCGCGCCGGCGGTCACCGGGACCGGAACCGTCGGCCAGACGCTGAGCTGCACCACCGGGATCTGGACCCTGTCGCCGACCTCGTACGCCTACCAGTGGATGCGCAACGGGGCCGACATCATCGGCGCGACCGCCGCGACCTATAAGCTGGTCGCCGCCGACAGCACCCACAGCATCGCATGCATGGTCACCGCGTTCACCGCCGGCGGCTCGGCTAGCATCGCCTCCAACGCCATAGCTTGCGCGTGAAAAAGCCGCGCGCCCGCTGCGCCGGCTGCGGCGCCGATCAGCCCTTCGGGAGGATCCGCTGCGATCAGTGCGGCGAACCGCTGGTGTTCCCGACCTCGTTCGTCTGCCCGCGCTGCGGGGCCGAGAGCTTCAATCTCAACGACATCGTCGAGCGCTATTGCGGGCGCTGCCACCGGTTCGTCGACGACGACGTCGTGCAATGATCGACTGGGGCGCGGTCAAGATTGACGACGACGCCCAGCCGGTCGCCGCCAACGACTCGGGGCCGATCGAGGTCCCCTACCTGCCGCGCCGGCACTTTCGCTCTCTCCACGCCTCGACCAAACGCTGGCAATTCATGTGCTGCCACCGCCGCGCCGGCAAGACGGTGGCGATCGCCAATCACCTGATCCGCGCCGCATCCCTCAACGGCCGGCGCTGGCCGCCGCCGCGCTACGGCTATGTCGGCCCGTCGTTTGAGCAGGCC